GGCGCACTTGACACCATTGACATCACATTTACTGGCGGCGTGTACTCAGTCGCAACTTCTTAATTAGCGCCGGCAACGGCCCGACACGAAAGCAGGCAATATGCGTATCAAATTAAAACTGGTTCGTACAATAGGTGCAGAACCCGAATATCTTTACACCACGTTGTTTAGTACCGCGTTGTGGGAAGAAAAGTTTAACAAAAAACCAATGGACGCCGAAAACACTGGGTTTCGTGACTGGTCATTTTGGGCATACACAGTGCTTAAAGTCAAAGGCGAAAAATTGCCAGATGACTTTATGAAATGGCTTGAAGAAAACCCAGACATGACCGTGTTGCCAGAAGCGGACATGACAAACCCAAACCCTACGGACGCGGCACCTATCGACGGCAACTAGCCGAAGTTTGTGCCGCAACAGGTTTCTGGCCTGAACAACAAATACTGTTTGGCGCACGCGACTTGCTCACAGTGATTACAGTAATAAACGAGCAACGGAAGCGGTAAGACATGGCCGGGTTAGACGTAACAGTTGAAGTAGTAGGCATCAAAGATGCTTTAGCTCAACTTAATCGCATAGACAAAAAATTGCGTATGCAAATTACGCGCGATTTTAGAGAAATTATGCAACCCGTCGTCGACGAAGCGCAAGGCCGTTTACCGTTTGGCGCACCATTAAGTGGCATGGATTACAAATGGAATACTAAAAGCGGATACCAGATATTGCCCTGGAGTGGCGCAGATGACACGGTTAAAGCTGGAGTCAGCGGTAAAAAAGTTAGAGAATTTTCAGGTTTTACGCAAAATTTAGCCACATTTTATGCTCGATATTCTGGGCCAACGGCTGTGCTGTTTGACATGACTGGTCGCAAAACACCTAAAACAGATGCTGGTAAAAGGTTTGAAAATCAGTTGCACAGAAAATACGGTGGTGCATCGAGAGTTTTGTGGCCGGCATGGGAAGCAACAAAAGACAGGGTTGTTGACCAAGTAAGAGATTTAGTGAACCGCGTTATCAGCGACCCAAGATTGTAATGTAGTTAAATGGCATCCGTTTTATTACCTATTGTTTCGGAGTTTGACGGCAAGGGCGTTAGCAAAGCCATTAAACAATTTGAGCAATTAGAGGGCACTAGCGCTAAAACAGCGTTTGCTCTTAAAAAAGCGGCGTTGCCTGCAGCTGCCGCAATTGCTGGTATCGGGTTTGCTTTAGTCGACGCCACTAAATCTGCAATGGAAGACCAAGCCGCACAAGTGCAATTAGCGTTGGCGTTGCAAAATGTGACGGGTGCTAGTGATGCTCAAATTGCGTCCAGCGAAAAATTCATTACGCAAATGTCATTGGCTAGCGGTGTTGCAGATGACGAGTTGCGCCCGGCATTAGCCAGTTTGGTGCGTGGCACTAAAGATGTTGAGACCGCACAATCAGCGTTGACACTTGCCCAAGACATTGCTACAGGGTCTAATAAATCACTCGCGGAAGTTTCAGACGCGTTAGCTAAGGCGTACGGCGGCAACATGAAGGGTTTACAAGCGTTATCGCCAGAGATTAAAGCAATGATTAAAGATGGCGCATCGCTTGATGACGTGATGAATGTTTTGGGCGGTTCGTTTGGTGGCGCGTCAGACGCGGCAGCTGCAACAGCCGAAGGCGGCATGAAGCGTTTAGGCATTGCCGTATCAGAGACCAAAGAGTCAATCGGCGCGGCACTTATTCCAATAGTTGAAGCGGCGCTACCAGTACTTATCAAATTTGGCAGTTGGGCACAAGAAAACACTAAAACACTGTTAATTATTATTGGCGTTATCGGTGGAGTGTCTGCAGCCGTTTTACTATTTAACACAGTTGTCGGTATCGCCACGCTGGTAAACACAGTGTTTGCATTAAGTTTGACCGCCGCCCAATTAGCAATGGTTGGGTTTGCCACGTTAGGCATTGGGCTAGTTATTGCTGCACTTGTTGCGCTGTACTTTAAATTTGACATTGTCAGAAAAGTTGTTGATACAGTAATTGACGGCATAGTCACCGGCACCAAATTTGCGTTTGATGTACTTAGTAATTATTTTACGGCTGTGCTAGGTATCTACAAATCCATTTTTAACGGCATCGCCAAACTATGGAATAGCACCATTGGCAAATTGTCATTTGAGTTTCCGTCGTGGGTGCCGGGTCTAGGCGGTCGAGGTTTCAGCGTGCCAAACATCCCGTATCTAGCCGAAGGCGGCATTGTTACTGGCCCAACATTGGCAATGATTGGCGAGAACGGCCCAGAAGCAGTCATTCCGTTAAACGGCAATAACGGTGGCATGGGCGGTGGCGTAACAATAAACATAACGGGCGGTATTTCATCCGCAGCCGACATAGGGCGCAGTGTTGTTGACGCGCTTACGCAATACACACAAGTTTACGGGCCACTTAACTTGGCGATTAGGTAATGGCTGGCTCAACCGTCATAACTGGCGGCACTTACCTACTGGAATTGTCTACAGGTTACGACTCGTCAGCGTTCTACCTAGACGAGTCAACATTGGACGGCACAGCTGTGCTTGATGGGGATGGCACCGATTATGTGGACATCACTCCCGTTGTGCAAAACATTGGTATTAGTCGGGGACGCCACAAACCGTTAGACGTGTTTGGCCCCGGCACAATGTCTGTCAGCATTAGCGTGCCCAACACCAACCGTGCCTACGACCCGTTAAACACATCTAGCGCGTATTACAACCAATTGACCGAACAGCCAGGTTTGGCACCGTTGCGTCAAATCCGTTTAAGCCGTAACGGCGAATACTTGTTTACTGGTCGAGTGACCACCTATAACCAGCAATACAACATGGGCGGTTTGACCAGTTACCAGATATTTGCTGCCGACGACATTTATGTCCTGTCACAAGGCAGTTTGCCGTCTACGGCTACCAGTAGCCAAACCTCGTCAGCGCGCATTACAGCCGTTTTAACGGCCGCAGCGTACACGGGCACCACATCCCTTACAGCCAGCCCAACAGCGACGCTAGGGGCTTACACCATCGCTAGTGGCACCAACGTGAACGCCTATCTGAACCGCATTCAACAGGCCGAACAGGGCCGTATTTTTTGTAGCCGCACAAACGTGCTCACTGCCCAGCCACGTATCGGCACTACTTTGGCAGCGCCTACCGTCATTTTTAACGACACCAATACTGCTACGCCTTACGACAACATTGTTGTGGAATTTGACCAACAATCGGTTATTAACAACAGCAACATCACTATTGAGTCTGGCGGCACGTTACAAAACGCCAGCGATGCAGACTCAATTAGTCAGTATTTTAAGCAAACGGAAGCAATTACGGACAGTTTGTTATCGAGCGACGCGCAAGCTGCCACATTGGCCAGTTACTTGCTTTATCCGATACCTAAACCCCGTTTTACTAACGTGTCAACCACATTTGCCAGTTTGACCGATGCCCAGAAAAATACCTTGGCACCCATAGAAATTGGGCAAACCGTCACCATCACAAAATCGTTTACCAGCGGTACGCCCACATCCGTGACACAGGATTTATCAGTTGAAGGCATTGACCACGTAATTGACATGAACACCGGGCACCGCATGAGCTTGTGGACGTCACCAACCATCATTCTTAACGACTTTATTTTGGACGACATTACGTTTGGTGTGCTATCTACCACCAACGCGCTGGCATAGGATAAAGTACAACTATGGCAAACACACAGACAACCGTGCCACTTTTTGTAGCCAATCAAGTATTGACCGCTGCACAACAAAACGCTAGTGCCGGCACAGGCGTACCCGTTTTTGCTACCACCGTTACTAGAGATGCCGCGTTTGGTGGCAGTAACAAAGCATTGGCAGAGGGCCAGTTGTGTTATATCGAGGCGAGCAACATTGTGCAGTATTACGATGGCGCAGCGTGGGCTACTGTCGGGCCAACAACAAGCAAAATTGCACAAGTAGTACAAGCAACAAGCACCACTACCACAACAAGCACAAGCACAAGTTTTGTAACATCTGGACTTGCCGTAACAATCACCCCAACATTAGCCACAAGCACTATTTTAGTTATGGCAAATACAGGCGTTAGAAACTCAGACGGAAGCTATGTGTCAATTTTTACTTTGTTCCGAGGGACTGTCGCAGGCACTAACTTAGGCGATGCAACAAACGGTATGGTCGGCATTTATGCCACAACAGCACCGTTTTACGGTCAAGTAGCGGTGTCATATATTGACAGTCCTGCAACAACATCAGCGACAACATACACATTAGGTATGAAAGTAAATAACGCCGCTAATACGGTTTATGCACAAAACAACACGCTTGGCGGCACAGGTGGCAGAGGTTCAATTATTGCAATGGAAGTATTAGCATGACCGATTACGCAGCAGTTTTAACAGCAAATTACTCAGGCAAAGAATGGTCAATTAGCGGCAACAATTATGCCACTTTGGAATGGTATAGCGCAGGCACAGCACCAACCCAAGCCGAACTTGACGCCGCATGGCCACAAGTGGACTATCAAAACCAATACAACACAGTTGAAGCAACACGCCGAACACAATACGAAGCCCAATCAGACGGCATTTATTTTGCTTGGCAACGCGGTGACGCAACCGAAGTCGAGTGGCGCACAGCAGTAGCGAAAGTAAAAAGTGAAAACCCGTATCCACCAAACCCTGCTGGCTAGTTTCGTGTGTGCGCTAATCCTGACCGCTTG